CAGGTGTTGGAGCAATAAACGCATTAAAAAATAGGAGATCAAAATAACAACTAAATAATCCTATATTGGTATGGGATTATGACTAACTTGGTGATATCAAAGAAGAATGAAGTACATCTTCATATCGAATCTGATATACATGTTTATTATGAATTAGCAGACTACTTCACATTTGAAGTGCCTGGTGCTAAGTTTATGCCAACTTATAAAAGCAAGTATTGGGATGGTAAGATAAGGTTATTTAATATTCAGAACGGATTGATATATGTCGGATTGTTAGATAAAATCAGACAGTTTTGTAAAGATCACGATTATACATACGAATTTAAGAAGAATGAATACTATGGTTTGCCATTTGAGGTAAATCCACACATCTCAAGAGAAGGTGTTAAGGATTATGTGACATCAATATCAAAATATAAACCTAGAGATTATCAGGTTGATGGGATATATGATGCCTTAAAACATAATCGTAAACTATTGATATCTCCAACTGCTTCAGGAAAGTCGCTGATGATATACGGGATCGTGCGATATTTCGTTGAAAGAAGTCAAAATACTCTGATTGTTGTTCCAACGACTTCCCTTGTAGAACAAATGTATAAAGACTTTGAGGACTATGGTTGGGATGTTGGTTCATATTGCCACAAAATATATGCAGGAAAAGAAAGAGTTACTGATGCACAGGTCATTATTACAACTTGGCAATCTATCTATAAACTTCCACGAAAGTATTTTGATCGTTTCTCTGTGGTGGTTGGCGATGAAGCACATCAGTTCAAGTCAAAGTCATTGATATCTATTATGACAAAACTTGGAAATGCGAAGTATCGTTATGGATTTACAGGAACACTTGATGGAACTCAAACACATAAGTGGGTATTAGAGGGTCTCTTCGGTCCATCATATAAAATTATTAAGACTGACGAGTTAATGAAGAAAGGTCACGTTGCGACATTAGATATTAATGTGCTTCTATTGAAACACCCACCGAATAAATTTGAGACATTTGAGGATGAGATACAATATATTATCACACATTCACGCAGAAATAATTTTATTCGTAATCTTGCACTTGACCTCAAAGGTAATACTCTTATCTTGTTTGCAAGAGTTGAAGGACATGGAGAACCACTATACAACCTAATAAATAGTAATAGTATTATTGATCGTCATGTGTTTTTTGTTCATGGTGGTGTTGCCACGGAAGACAGGGAGAGAGTCAGAGAAATCACTGAAAGTGAGGATAATGCGATTATCGTTGCCTCTTACGGGACTTTTTCCACTGGGATTAACATCAAGAATTTGCATAATATAATTTTTGCATCTCCTTCTAAATCCCGTATTCGTAACTTACAATCAATAGGTCGTGTTCTTCGTAAAGGAAGTAACAAAACAAAAGCAACACTTTATGATATTGCTGATGATATCAGTTACAAATCACGAAGAAATTATACACTCAATCACCTCATAGAGAGAATTAAAGTGTATAATGAAGAGAACTTCAACTATGACATCGTTAACATACCCTTGAAAAAATAATGGATACTGATATTAAAGTAACAATCAACTTGAATAAAATTGTTGAAGAGCGAATTAAAAAAATGGGTGCATATCGTGATTTTGCTAAAAAAGAGATTGCTGGTGAACTTGTTTCAACAAAAGACATTGATGCTATCGCTTTTAAAAGTAGATCTTGCATTAATTTAGCAAATTCATATGCTGCTATCGATAAACTTATTTGTGAACATTTAGGTATTCGAGAATCAACTGTCAAAGATATGGTATTTGGAGAAAGACGTAATGGGTGATGAATTTCACGCAGTATTAAAATTAGTTACGGGTGAAGAAATCTTTGCTCTTGTCTCTGTCGATGAGAATGATGGAGATCCAATTATCATGCTCTCCAATCCTGTGATTATGAAAATGTTATATTCACCCACAGGACAATATGTAAAGGTTCGTCCGTGGTTAGAACTCCCTACTGAAGATCTTTTTCTTATGAAGTATGATAAGATAGTTACAATGTCAGAAGTATCAGATGATAAGATGATTACCTTTTATGAAAAGTACTTGAATGAAGAGGATATAGATATTGAAATTGATGGTAAAGTAAATTTAAGTTCAAAAATGGGATTAGTCTCTACTGTTGAAGATGCTCGCAAGAAACTAGAGAAGATATTTAAGAGTAATAAAGATAAGCCTAATCATCCTTGAAACCCTACAAAGGGTATTGTACATAGATTTAAGGGTGTTGTCAAGTCAGGTAAATAATGTTATAATATGGATACATTCAGATACGAGATATGGTAAAAAAGAAGTCTGAACATTATGTTAACAATAAGGAATTATTAGAAGCATTAATTGTTTATAGAGGTAAAGTCGCTGCAGCTGCAGAGGAGGGAAAACCAAAACCAAGAATTACAAACTATCTTGGAGAGTGTTTTCTTAAGATTGCAACGCATCTATCATATAAACCAAATTTTGTAAATTATATGTTCCGTGATGATATGATATCAGATGGAATTGAGAACTGCGTCCAATACATTCATAACTTCGATCCAGAGAAGTCTCGTAATCCTTTTGCATACTTTACCCAAATTATACACTATGCCTTTTTGAGACGTATACAGAAGGAAAAGAAGCAATTAGAGATTAAAACAAAGATAATTGAGAAGACAGGATTTGATGAGGTTATGACTGTTGATGATGGTGCATTAGCAGGTAGTAGTTCAGATTACAATACAATTAAAGATAATATTCAATATAAGTCTTCCAATAG